ACATAATAAAACATAACATAGTTGAACAAATATTCATATATATCTAAAATAGATAAAAAGTTAATGAAAAATATAAAAAACTTAAAACCAAATGTAAATGGACCCTTTGTTCAGGGTTACTATAAAGTAAATAATCCTGAAAAATATGCAGGTGATCCAAGGATTGTAATATTTCGTTCTTCATGGGAGAGAAAGTTTATGATTCTATGTGATTTAACACCGCAAATTATACGTTGGGGTTCAGAACCAGTACAGATAAAGTATATAAGCCCTTTGGATCAAAGAGAGCACATATATAATGTAGATTTCTTTATAGAAGTTATTGATAATGAAAATAAAAAGTATAAATATATTATTGAAATTAAACCTAGTGTTCAAATTTCAAGAGAACCTGTACTAGAAGGTAGAATAACCGAAAAAAAGCTTTTAAGACATGCAGAGCTTACAAAAATGTATACAGTCAATAAAGCAAAACAAATTGCTGCTATGAAATGGGCAATGGATAGAGATATGAAGTATATCATTTTAACAGAAGAAAACTGGCCATTTAAATAAAGGATAATGTATGATTGATGTAGTTATGCCTTACCTCCTTTTGGTTTTACATCATTAAAAGAATAACTATAAAAGTTTTATGAAAGCTGAAGCTATAAATATGTTGCAAGGAGGATTATCTGGAGCTAAAAAAGTTCTAGGTGAAGAAGTTCAAGAATGGTTTAGACAAAAGTATTTGTTGCAAAAGCATCCTATACAGGACAAAATTTATACGATACCTAGTTATATTCCTAGTGGAAAAATATATTTTGCAGTAAATGAAACTAAATTTACACCGAAACGAGGATATCATGATATTTTTCCTCTTGTATTTCATACAGATATAGTACCATATAAAAATACTGATACCATGCTTTTTGGTATAAATTTAAATTATTATAATTCTATACAAAGAGCTATGTTTATTGATGGTGCAACAACTATCTTTTCAAGATACATAGAAGAAAATATTAGAAGAATAGAAAAGGGTGATTTATCACAATTTTCAGTTGAAGGAATGAACGAATTTTTAAAAGGATATATAAGTACTATGGGATTAAATGTAAGTCGAAAACGAGATACATTTATTTGGTCTAAATTTAAAGCTGGTTCTGTTATTCCAATTGACTATGAAGATTGGAAATGGATTCCGCTTTTAGTACCATTCGGAATAGTTGGAAAAAGTATTTCCGAAATTCAATCAAATTGATAATTATAAGAGAATATTATGGCAGGTTTTGTATCTAAAGATGGAGTAAGAACATATAATTTTACATCAGGTCCAGCTGATACTGTAAGAAAATTATCTTCTTTTGGAATGTATTATGATGATCTTATCATACAACGTAGACAAGGAGCTGGAGAAACTGAAACCAATTCAGGAGGCTCAGGTGCTCTTGGACATTCAGTATATGGTGGTTATGGCTCATCTCAATGGGATCAGAGATTACTTGCAGCTATGGCTATACAAGACATTGGAGGTCTTAAGGCTCTTGCTATCTACGATTCAAATTATATTGGTAAGAGAGATTTTTTACGTTCTTTCTCACTAAACGACGAAGTAGTAGAGATTTTAGATACGATAGCAGATGAAGCTATAGTATTTGATGACAAAAACTGGTTTTGCTATCCTGATACGAAGGGTCTAGAATCTTTTCTAAAAGAAGATAAGAAAGAGGAGATTGTTGAAGCAATTCATGAAGAGTTTAAAAAGTTATACGTTAAGTTTGGCTTTAATAATAATACTAAAGCATGGAATCTTTTCAGACAATATCTTATAGATGGTTTTTTAGCTTTTGAAATTGTTACTGACGAAGATGGAAAGGATGTAATAGCTCTTAATAAATTAGATCCAGCTACATTAGAACTTTCTACAATTGTAGGAGAAGATGGGGAAGAGTATATTGTATGGATTCAAAAAATTGGAAATGAAGCAACTAGAATTCTTTATGATTCTTCAGTAATTTACATAGCGTATGCTCAAAATCTACAAATGGATAGAGTAAGTTATGTTGAACGTCTTGTACGACCATTGAATTTGCTTCGTTTGATAGAAAATTCTAAAGTTATGTGGCATATTATGTATGCTCAATTTAGATTAAAGATGACAATTCCTATTGGAAGTAATTCTCCTCAAAAAGCAAAACAAGAATTATCAGAGATTCTTAATAATTATAAAGAAGAAATATTTTTCAATGATGCTGATGGTACACTATCTATAAATGGTAGACCTTCTATTCCATTCTTTAAACACTTTATGTTCCCTTCTAAAGATGGAAATTCTCCTAATGTCGAAGTCATTGGAGGTCAAGGTGTAGATTTATCTAATCCAGATTTCTTAAAATATTTTGAATTAAAACTTAGAAGAGCTTCTAAAATACCTTTGAGTCGTTTTGCTGATGGTGGTGGAACAATGAGTTTAGGTGCTGAAGGTATACAGAGAGATGAAATTCGTTTTTATAATTTTATTAATAGATTACGTTCGGGTTTCCAAGAAATAATGCTAAAGCCATTAGTTTTACAATTAATAATGAAATATCCTGAATTTGAAGGTGATCATTTATTTAGATCTAGTGTTGGTATTAAGTTTAATAGAGAAAATAGTTTTGAAACTCAAAGAAAAGTTGAAGTTCTTCAAAAACGTATTGGTGCAATTAATGAACTTCTTGGTGTTCCAAAAACAAAAGACGATTCTTATTTCGATTTAGATTTCGTAATGGAAACATTCTTGAATCTTACTCGTGAGGAAATACAAGAAAATAGAGCAATGCTGAAAGAAAAAGAAAAGAAAGCAGGGGATAAACCTGAAGATGAAAGTGCACCAGCTGAATAAAAAATAATAACCCTAGTATAACTGGGGTTTTTATTTGTATTAAAAGAAAGTTTGATATATACATTATATATCTGAAGATATATCTGGGCAGGGACTGTCCAGTACACGGGTGGAGACTTTAATAAGACTTTGATAGCACAAAGCATAAGTCTGTGAAACCTGAAGCCCATTTTAGCTTTAGCAAATGGGTAGTTCACTTTGATATATAGATATACTAAAAATTATAACATGTATATGAGAAGTTTTAAGGAATACAAAGAGAAAAAGGTTAATGAAGCAAAAGGCATTGCAGGGGAACCTTTAAAGGAAGATTTAGAAACTATTAAGAAACATATTAATAGTGTTATTTTAAAACCTTATAAAGTAAAGATAGAAGTTCTTTCTTTACATAGAGACTATGGTGATAGTCAAACGTTTATTTCAAATCCTATAACAGGATCGACATTAGGAATTTTTGGACCTGCTATTGATTATGCACAAATTAATCTTGTTATTTCAAATTTAGTAGGTAAATCTAATGCAAAAGAAATTGAGTTATTGATAAAATACACTACTAAAAGTAATTTAAATAATTCTTTTCCAGCTGGTAAATATTTATTACAAGATGCTATCATACGTTATATCAGCTCAGAAGAAAACATGCCAATAGAAGAAGTAGGAGAATCGAAATATTCGGTTCTTAGCCATGAAGAAATATAATTTATAACTATGAGATATTCAAACGTACACGAATCATTTTTTGACTTTTTAAAAGATAAAAAAGAGAAAGAACGTAAAGGTGTCATTAACAGAATTCAAAATTTTCTTAACAACAATCCCCAATATGGATATGATGCTCAATTTTTATTACCAGGTCTTTGTCCTTTGAAAAAAATGGCAGAATCAGTTGTTATAAGTGAGAAAAATTTAAGAAATTTAATTAAAGACATTAATTATGATTCCATAAAATTATTTCGTTTGAAGTCAAAAATATGGACTGGAGATGTTGTTGCTTTAATGCCTACTGAAAATTCAAAACATAAAATGGTATCAAAATCATTTAAAGCAAGTATTGATAGTTTTTCAGATTATTTACAGGACTTTGATAATTATCCTAAGCGTAGAAGATATACAAAAAGATATAGTGATGATTATGCATTGCGTTACCCAAGAAGAAATAATCGTTATGTTTCAGAATCTTTTTTTTCAGATTTTATGTCATGGATGAAAGATGGAAGTGCAAAAAAAGATGATATAAATTTTGAAAATGCTTTATTTCAAATTACACATTTTCTTGTTAAATATCCTGGATACGATTATGATAAACAGAATGATATTCCAGGTTTTATATTTCTTACAACACTAGCACAATCAATTCAAATTCCGTATGATTCTTTAATAGAAGTATTTAAGCAAAACAAGTTCGAAAATGCAGAAATAGTTAATTTTAAAATGGATGGAATTGAAGGACCTATTGTAGTTTTTGGAAAACCTTCGGTGGAAAGAAAAACACAATGGGATTCTTGGAATGCTGAGTTACAATCAAAGAGTGAAGAAGAAATAGAGAGTATTGCCTTTGTTGCATCAGATATTGAAGATGACATTAAACAAGAAGTAATCGATACACCAAAACCTCAAACTAAAGATATTCAAAGTGAGATCACACCAGAAGTAAAAGTAAATGTAGATGTGATTGATGAATCTAAAAAAGAAAAAATTATTCAAGCAACAATTGAAAGTTTATCGACAGTTTTCAATAAAGTCAAAAAAGATTCTCTAAATATTAGTCAAAAGACATTACTAAATTTATTTGAGCGAATGTCTGAAGAAAATACTACAAAAGTTTTAAAACAATTTCTTTCGTTTTTATTTGAAAATAATTCAGAATACTTGAAAAACTCAAGTTTTTCTAACGAATTATTTGTTGAAAGCAATAATAAAAAAATATTAAAAACAGATCTAAACGAGAATACAATTGGTATTAAGTTATCTAATTTCATTTGGACTGATATTCCAACTATAAAGACATTGATAGAATATTATCAAACTTATTCAGATATTTCAAATGATGTAACTGAACTAGAAACGGAAGAAACACTAGATCCTGAAGTAAAAGTAAGAGAAATTTCAAATACAGAAAATATTATACGAATGAGTCAATTTTTAAAGATGGTTTTAAAATCTTTAAAAGAAAAAATGTCTACAATTTCAACAGGACCGTTAATGGACTTGAACGTAAATTCTATACTAAAAGATTCTAACGGGAATGAACAAGTCACACTTGCAATTAAAAATATAATTCAGGATTTTCCAACATTTTCAAATGAAGATAAAAAGAAATTAAATACCGTTTTTATTGAATATAAAGACAATCCTAATACTTATTTTATAACTCAAAATCTTGATTCAGCTACTCCTATATTTACAGATTATTTAATTAATGATATCCCAGATATTTTTGCTAAAACAATAGAAGAGAGTATTTAATATGAATTACACAACATATAAAGAAATGATTTTAGCTATAAAAGATTCTAAAAGTATTGAAGAACGACAAAATCTTGTACGAGAGATTAGTAAAAATTATATTTCCCCCACTCTACAAAGTGGTAGCAGTTCTATTTCTGTAGGAACAAGTTCAGAAGATGTCAAAATAATTCAAATTATATTAGCAGGATTAGGATTTTTAACATATGATAAAATGTCTACTACACTTGATACAGATACAATGTTGGCATTGCAAAAATTTGGAAAAAAAATAAATGTTACGATTGATACTAATCAATCTATATCTAAAAATGTAATAGATTTATTTACGGGATATACAATTAGTAATAATACAACTACGGTAGTTAAAACACCAGTTCAACAACCAACAACTCAACAAATAAATCAGAAGTTACCGAAAGAAGCATATGATGATAAATACAATTGGCCTCCAACACCAGCAAATATGAAAAGTTTTAATAAGTATGCTGTAGGGCTGTATGGAAAAATTGAATTTTATAGAACAAAACCAAATGAGGATTATATTACTATTACAAATAATTTTGTTAAAGACAATATTATCAAAATAACAATTCCTCAACTTGCAAAAATACAAAATCCACATGGTATAAGTTTGTCATGTCATAGATTGGCTGCTCCTAATATTTTAGGACTGTGGCAAGAATGGGAAAATCTTGGCCTTTTATCTAGAATAATAACATTTAATGGTCTTTTTGTTGCACGGTATGTTCGAGGGAGTAAAATTACATTAAGTCCACATGCTTATGCAGCAGCATTTGATATTAATACTAAATGGAATGGTTTGTATAAGAGACCGCCAGGGGTTGGTGAAAAGGGATGTGTTAGAGAACTTGTTCCAAGTGCTTTAAGATGGGGATTTAATTGGGGTGGATTTTGGAAGAGCAAATATGATGGTATGCACTTTGAAGTAATTGAACCTAAATCTCAAGGGACAATGTATGCATAACAAAAATAGAACAAATAAAAAGAAAATTTACAATTATGAAGAATTTGTTTTAAATGAAATGAAACTTCAAAATGCTGAAGAAGCTATTGATATAATTAAAAAGCAAACAACATCTAATGCTAAAGAATTAGTCATTAAAGAAATTTCAAAGGAGTACTTTTCAAAAGAACTTATTAACGGCCAAAGGGTATTAAATCTAAACGACAGAAATCAGGATATTTCTGTAGTACAATCTATTTTGATTGGTTTAGGTTATCTAAAAAATCATACTGCTAATGGTATTTTAGATATTGATACTTTAGATGCAGTAAAGGCAATAGTAAAAGAATTTAATGTAACGATTTCTATTGATACTTCCATACCACTAGCATTTATTAAATTTTTAATGGAATTCGAAGATAAAGAATCAGAGGTAGAACAAACTAAGTCTACTGCCACTATTCCAGCAAAAGTACCTTCGGTAGTAGCTCCTGTTGCAGGTTTAACTGTTCAAGTTCCTCAATCATCAGTAGTAAAGGGTGAAAATGTAAAGAGAGGTGTTGATTATCCTGATACGGATGCAGGACTTGAAAAAACTATACAATATAGTTTAAGTAAAGACGGACAAAAAGAGTTCACGCCTAATTTTAAAGTTTCTGAATTTGCTTGTAAAGACGGTGCAGATGTCATATTAATCAATCCACATATAGTAGAAGTCCTTGAAAAAATTAGAGCTCATTTTGGTAAATCTATTACTATTAATTCAGCATATAGAACACCATCTTATAATAATGCATTAAGAAGAAAAAGTAAAAAAGTAGCAAAAAACTCATATCATATGCGTGGTCTTGCAACTGATATAACTATATCAGGAGTTAGTCCAAAGGAAATATATGATTTTGTAAATCCTTTTCATCAGGGTGGACTAGGTTTATATCCTTCTTTTGTTCATGTAGATGTAAGAGATACTGTTGGGGATCCAAAATCAAGATGGTAATTACTTCAAAATATAAATCAACACAAAAGATTATGATATATAATACAAAATATAAATAAATATGGAAATACCTAAAAGAGAACCTATATTAAATTTTAATGAATATTGTCAATTACAAAGTTTACATACA